TAAACAATGAAAATGAAGAATAGACACAATATTAATTTAAAATTTTCTACAATCATGAAAAGAGTATTATTTTCAATGGTTTTACTACTTGCGACAGGCTTTACCTTCGCTCAGGAAAAGAGCGTGAAAGAGGCAAAAAGCATTGCTAATGACGTAAAACCGGATTTTGCACAAGCAGAGAAGCTCATCAATGAAGCTCTGAACAATGCTGAAACCAAAGACAACGCCGAAACATGGGATGTAGCCGGCTTTATTCAAAAGAGAATCAATGAAAAGGAAATGGAGAATGCTTATTTAAGAAAGCCTTATGATACTCTTAAAGTGTATAACAGCGCACTGAATATGTGCAAATACTACTTTAAATGCGATGAACTTGCACAGATTCCTAACGAAAAAGGTAAAATCAAAAATAAATTCAGAAGATCGAACAGTGCTGCTATATTAGCTGCGCGTCCTAACCTGATTAACGGTGGTATCCAGTTCTTTAATTTAGATAAGAATAAAGAGGCTTTGGATTTCTTCGCAACTTATGTAGACATTGCCATCAATCCTATGTTTGAAAAGGAGAATCTGCTTCAAACAGATACTGTATTGCCCCAAATTGCTTATTATGCAAGCTTAGCTGCAGCCAAAATGGAAGATTATCCAAGCGTGTTGAAATATGCACCTTATGCAAAGGAGGACAAAGAAGTGGGTAAATATGCCATGGAATTTATTTCTACAGCATTGAAAGCTCAAGGTGATACTGTCAAATGGATCGCTTCCTTAAAAGATGGTATTCAAAAGTATCCTGAACATTCATTCTTCTTTGGACATCTGATTGATTATTATAGCAATAATAATAAGTTTGACGAAGCAATGCAGTTTGCAGATGATATGTTGGCTAAAGATCCTAATAACACATTCTATTTGTACGTAAAAGGATACCTTTATCATAACATGAAAGATTATGAAAAAGCCATTGAATTCTACAACAAAACCATTGAAGTAGATCCTAATTATGCAGAAGCATATTCCAACTTGGGCTTAATCTATTGCCTGCAAGCTCAGGATTTCTCTGAAAAAGCTACTACTGATGTCAATAATCCAAAATACAAAGAAGACCAAGCTACACTGAAAGTTTTCTATGAAAAGGCAAGACCTAATTATGAAAAAGCAAGAGAACTGAAACCTGAACAGAAAGATTTGTGGCTAAATGGATTATACAGAGTTTATTATAACTTACAAATGGGTCCTGAATTTGATGAAATAGAAAAATTGATGCAATAATTGAATTGCTACTATTACCAAAGATAGCTTGAATATGTAAGCTATCTTTGGTATAATTTTCTTCCAAATTAGAGAAGAATAAAGGTTTATTTTAGTTTATGGTGTTATATATTAAACATAATATTGATATTACACCATTTACATTTTTTTCATTACGTTTGCGCTGTAACTAATTACAAAAGTTATGGCGCATTCTTTTTTAAAACAGTATTCAAAGAAGTACCGCAAGGTAATCGTTCGTTACGCGGACTTTAACGAGTGTTTCCATGTGAAAACATTTAAGGATTGTTCCCTTATTGAGGCTTCTGATGTTTTTAAAGCTTATGCGCTTGCTTATGGTTGGACTTTTTTAAGTTATGAAATAATAGATTATTAACCTTTAAATTTTCAGTTATGGACAACCAGAAAATTTACAAAACACTCGAAATTATAGTCAAGGCGGTATTGGCTATTGCCGCCTTATGGCTTTGTATCTCATGCACTATGTCTATGAGTATCAGTAAAAACAATACTAATAGTTCTCAATCTACAGAGCAGTCACAGGCTACTTTTGTGGATAGTACTAAAGTTGATGTTGATTATAAGTAATGGCGTTATTTAATCCTTTTTGTAAGTGTCTCAATCCTCAAAGGATAGTTAACCCTTATACGCACGAGTGTATGACTGTCCCTTGTGGACATTGTAAAGCTTGCATTCTTGCTAAAAACTCCCGTTACGCGTTCCAATGTGATTTAGAAAGCTATTGTTCTATGTATACCGTTTTTGTTACTCTTACCTACGCTCCTAACTATCTGCCTATTGCCACTCCTATGTATCAGGGTGATGATACGGATTTCGGTTTGTTGTGCCGTTATGATTTGGTAGATTTTGAGACAGGTGAAAGCCTTGGTGTATTTGAATCTGAACCCTCGCAATTAGAATTGCTTCAACAAAAGTTTAATTTATGTGGTTCTATCCCCTATCTTAGAAAAACTGATTTACAATTATTTTTAAAAAGATTTCGTTACTATGTTACTAAACGATTGCCCAAAGAGAAAGTGCGTTACTATGCCGTTGGCGAATATGGACCCGTACACTTCCGCCCGCATTATCATCTCTTATTATTCCTCAACTCAAAAGAAGTCTTACAAATATGTTCAAAGGCTGTATCTGAAGCATGGCCCTTTGGTCGTATCGACGTTCAAGTTTCCGAAGGAAAGTGCTCATCATACGTTGCGGGTTATGTTAACAGCAGTGTGCTTGTACCCGAAGTTCTTAAAATGCGTTCCGTCTGTCCATTCTGCCTACATTCTCAAAGGTTGGGTCAAGGCTTTTTGCAAGGTCAACGCTCGAAAGTATATGCGCTTACCCCTCATGACTTTATTAAAAGAAGCCTCGTACTCAATGGAAAATATAAGGAGTTTGATGTCTGGCGGTCGGCTTACTCTTACTTCTATCCCAAATGTCGAGGATACCTTGATAAATCTGCACACGAACGTGCTTATAGCTACAGAATTTATGATACTGCGCGGCATCTATTCCCGTCCTGTGAAACAACGTTCGCGTTGGCGAAAGAAGTAGCTACATTTGTTTATCTGTTCCATCTGAATAAGTCGTCTTATTGTTTGGATTTGTTCGATAGTGGTGCTCTGTATGAGCAACGACAGCTTTATGAACTTTGTAAGTATTTCTATGATGCAGAAGTAGTTAACTATTCATTGGATAGTATCGAATTTGATAGGTATGCCCATCGTGTCTACGGTGAACTTCTCCTTTCTAAGCACTTCTTATATACTGTTTGCGATAGGCTCACCTTGTCGGAGCAGCAACGTAAGTTGAAGCTTATTGAAGAATTTTATAGTCAATTGGATTATATGCACCTTACTGATTTCTTTGAATCTCAAAAGCTATTCTTTGAAAATGAAGATTTCTACGGTGATGGTGATTTGTTGTCTGACGAATGGGAAAACACTATATATCCTTACTTCTATGATAATTTCCGTACTGATATGGAATTGTATAAGAAGACACCTGTTTATTCTCAATACTCTACGCAGGTATTTAAACTGTTTAATGACCGTATTAAGCATAAGAAATTGAATGATTTAAATAAGATATTCATCGATGAAAATAAATAGTATTAACCTTTAATTGTGTTGTTATGGCAAATATTATGTCTTTAAAAAGTCTTAGGAATAAGACTTCCCGAAATGGTTTTGACCTTTCGTTTAAGAAAAATTTCACTGCTAAAGCTGGTGAGCTTCTTCCCGTTATGGTGAAAGAGGTACTCCCTGGTGATAGTTTTAAAATTAATCTTAGGTCTTTTACCCGTACACAGCCCATTAATACGGCTGCATTCGCCCGTATTCGTGAGTATTACGATTTCTATTTTGTACCTTATGATTTGCTTTGGAACAAGGCTAACACAGTGTTGACGCAAATGTATGATAACCCACAGCATTCTGTGTCTATGAATCCTGTAGATAATTTTATTTTGTCTGGTACTATGCCCTCTATTACTGCCTCCGGTCTTGCAAAGTATCTTGTTAATGTTAATGCTAGTGGCGAGGAACTAAATTATTTTGGTTATAATCGTGCGCTTTGCTCGGCTAAGTTAATGGAATATCTTGGTTATGGTAATTTTTATCGTTATGCTAAAGGCGACCAATTTACATGGGATGAACATCCGTTATTAAATAATCTAAATTTTAATATTTTTGGTTTCCTTGCCTATCAAAAGATTTATTCAGATTATTATCGTGATAGTCAATGGGAACGTATTGCTCCGTCTACCTTTAATGTTGATTTTATGGACGGTTCTGGTAATAATAGTATAGAACCTTATTTTGATGGTGATTCCTCATCTGATATTATAACTAATTATAATTTGTTTGATTTACGCTATTGTAATTGGCAAAAGGATTTATTTCACGGTTTAGTTCCTCATCAGCAATACGGTGAATCTGCTGTTGTTCACACTTCTGATGTTGGATCTGGTAATCCTACTGATTTTACTATTCTTGCACTTCGTCAGGCTGAATTTTTGCAGAAATGGAAAGAAATTACACAGTCTGGCAATAAGGATTATAAAGACCAGATAGAGAAACACTGGGGTGTTTCTGCTGGTGATGCTCTTTCTGAGATGTGCACCTATCTCGGTGGTATTTCTTCAAGCCTTGATATTAATGAGGTTGTAAATAGTAATATTACAGGCGATAATGCTGCCGATATAGCTGGCAAAGGAACTGGTGTATCTAATGGTTATATAAATTTTAATGCTGGTGCTAAGTATGGTGTTATTATGTGTATTTATCATTGTCTGCCTTTGTTGGATTATACGGCTGATTTGCTTGAAAGTGCATTTACAAAGGTAAATGCTACTGATTATGCTATTCCTGAATTTGACCGTGTCGGTATGGAGGCCGTTCCTTTTGCTAAAATGATTAATCCATTCAAAAATGAGGGTGGTCTTAATTTTACTGCTTTTGCTTCTATGATAATGGGTTATGCACCTCGTTATATTGATTATAAAACTTCGGTCGATTCTTCTATCGGTGGTTTTAGAGATACTTTAAAAAATTGGGTTATTTCTTATGGTAATACTTCGATTTGTAATCAGTTATCTACTTTGAAAGGTCCTGTTCTTTCTGGCCCTGAACCTTCCGTGGCTCCTATGAATTATACATTCTTTAAGGTTAATCCAGATTGTTTAAATCCGTTGTTTGCGGTTGCTGTTGACAGTGAAATATCTACAGATAATTTTTTGTGTAGTTCTTTCTTTGATGTTAAGGTAGTTCGTAATCTTGATACGGACGGTTTACCCTATTAGTGTATAAAATCGTACATATTTTGTATAAAATCGTACATATTTACTAATTTATAAATATATTTTATTATGTGGTGTACTAAAAGACGTTTGGAACCTTATCAAGAAAAATTTAAGCCTTATAATATATCTTCTAAGGACTTAAGACAAAGTGAATTTCTTGAAAATAGCCCTGTTAATGAGTTTTGTTTTGAAAGATTGGAAGTAAACGGAAATGAGGTTGTTACTCTTACATCTGATATTTATATGTTATTCAATCAACAACGCCTTGACCGTATGAGTAAAGACCGCTTATTGGCTTATTTTGAGAATCTTTCAGTGACTGACCCTAAAATGAGCGAATTGCGTTCTAAGTTGAGCGACGATCAATTATGTAGTTTTGTGAAATCACGGTTTATACAGTCACCTTCTGAGTTGATGGCATGGTCTCAATATCTGATGAGTTCGCAGGATGAGATGATAGTGGCCGCCGCTGCCGAAAAGCAGGCCGAACAATCTGCCCCGTATGAGGTGAACCCGACTGAGGAACCCTAAATATATTTTTTTCCTTTTCTTTCGAGACGTGCAAAAAAGCAATGCAGGGAAAAAATATACGTTTGGCGTTCTGTAGTAAAAATTGTTAAATGTGCGTGTGCGTTTACGCGCGCGTATATTTAACGATTTTTGGTACAGGTTGATAAACGGATATTTTAGCCCTACTTTATCTTTGCACATCTTGAGAGATAAGGAAAAATTTATAACTCGTGAGCTCGGGAGAGCGAACACCGCTCTGCCATCTCGGATGGCGCCGGAATTTATTGCGTAACGTAGTGAAGCGCGTCAGGGATTGCAGGCGAGTATGAGCGAAGCGAATATGTTTGAGCCGGAAAGCCCGCTCGGACGCCCAAATAAAAATTAAAAATCTTATGTTGAACGAAAAAATCATACAATTATGGGAGCTGCCGCAATGACTGGCATTGTTGGTTCTTCTATTGGTGCAGGTTCATCTCTTATTGGTGGTATCGCTGGTACAGGTATGCAAAATGCTGCAAATAAAGAGATTGCACAAATGAACAATGCCTTTAATGAAAAAATGTTTGACAAACAGGTCGCCTATAATAAGGAAATGTATCAGCAACAACTTGGTGACCAATGGAAATTTTACAATGATTCAAAGCAAAATGCTTGGGATTTGGTTGCAAATCAACAGCAATTTCAGACGGATATGTGGAATAAGAACAACGAGTATAACTCGGCGTCTGCTCAGCGTGAACGCCTTGAAGCTGCTGGACTTAATCCTTATCTGATGATGAACGGCGGTTCAGCTGGAACTGCCCAAACTATGTCCGGTTCTGCTGGTGCTGCACCTTCCGGTGCTGCTCCATCTGCACAAGGTGTTACACCGCCTACTGCTACCCCCTATTCTGCTGACTATTCCGGAATTACTGCCGGACTTGGTCGCGCTATTGATGTGCTGTCATCCATGCCCGACCGCAAGGTAAAGGAAGCACAAGCGGATAACCTGCGTATCGAGGGTAAATATATTGCCGGAAAAGCTATGGCGCAGATACTTCAAATGAAGACGGAAGCCAAAACGAAAGAGGCCCGCTTGGCTTTGGATAAGCTTATCGCTGATTTCGATAACAATCTGAAAGTGTCGAACATGGCTGTTAATGAACAGAATATTGCTGAAAGTAATGCACGTACACAGTTAGCCGTTACTGAAAATCTCATGCGTCAACAAGAGCTATCTTTCTTGCCGCAAGCGCAAAAGCTTCAGCTTGCACAAGGTGCTGCCGATATTGCGTTCCGGTATTCACAAAAGAATTTGACGGATAAGCAAGCTCGGCATGAAGTTGAAAAACTTGCGGAAACAGTTGTCCGTGCAAACGGTCAAGCTTTGCAAAATCAGTTTGATTCGGATACGTATAAAAATCGAGTAAAACAAGTTCAAGAGGTTCTTTGGAATACTATGCACGAAGCTGGTCACCTTACCGGACTGACTAATATTATTGGACGTGTTATTAGACCTGCTTATGAATAA